ATTTAAGCCTTTGGTGAGTACATTTACTTCAATCGTTGATTGTTCTGTTGCCATGCGGCCTCCAATAAACATCTCTTAAAATAATGTAATATTATTTCATCCTCCACATTATAGCACCTCAGCAGCAAGAAGTCAATAAGCAAATTTTTTTAACTCATAAAAAAACCCCTGTACCTTTCGATACAGGGGTTTCTCATTTTAATTGCTCTGACTTTTTAGCTTCTTTGGCCTCTGCTATTGCATTTGACCTGTGAATATCTATTATTGATATTAACTCAAATAATCCGCGCTTATTTTCGACCGGCACATCTAATATATCAAATATATCTAGTATACCTGTGAAATTTTTTCCTAAGTATACTCCGTTGAACCCGTCCCACTCATCTCGTAATTTACCATAAACTCCAAATGCATACTGTACTTCGTCTGGTAAATCCTCAAAATCCACTGGAATCTCGGAATCAACAGGTTCACTACCAAGTGCTTCGCACATTTCAAAATATGCTTGTTTTGTCATTTTAAGGCTACTGTTATCAAAGTAAGACTTTAGTAACTTATTTAATTCGATGTACTGGTCTTCGTGAAATTTGCTAGCTCGCTAACAGTTTCCGAAATAAAGGCGTCAAAATTTGCAGAACTTTGCATTAAGAATAGGGCATTGTCTTGATCGTAAGGCAGCTCACTCTCGAGATCTTGTCCAGCTAAGTCTACTGGAGCTAATTGCTCAAGATAACTTAATTTTAGGCCGTTCCAGCCTTTGATACAAGCATTTACATATAGTTGTAAAAATAACTTATCGTCTAATTCATCAGTTGCTTGACGATTCTTCCAAGCTGTTTTTGTTGCCTTCTTGCGAATTTCAACAAGTTTCTCTCTTGATAAGAATACTACATTGACTTTGAATCCGTTTAGTCCAGGATAGTCTACTTCGACTGTTTTGCTTGGTACTAGTAACGATTTTAATGATAGAGCAGGTGCTGCTGTTGACATTGGTTTTTATCCTATTATAATAACACTAAAAAGAGGTGCCGATGATCAAGCCGGCACCTATAAAATCCACTTAAGCGTGGTAGTAACGAACCTCTAGTTCATTCGTATTTTCGATATCAATACCGGTCTTGTCATTTGTATAACCTTCTGCGGTAAAGTTGATTGTAGTTGATAGAACTGCTTGAGCATCAATTGTTGGGATTTGTACAAATGCAGATGCTAATTCTAGTTCAACACGGGTAGTAGCGGAAGCTCCACCAACATAAACAATTAGTTGGTAAGTAGGCTCAATACCTGCTGATGTAGAAGATGCAGCTAGTAGAGTGCTTAATAGTCCGGCTGTATTTGTAGTGCCTGTGCGTAAGTAAGCTGTTACGTTACCACTGATAGCGCGAGTACCTGTATAGTAACCTACTGGCTGATTAACAACTCCAAGATTAGCTGGTGTTACATAAGTAACATTATTGTTAATTGTTAGCTGTCCACCTGTTAGGGCTAGGTTATATGCTGTTCCTGAGCCACCAATACCACCTTTTAAGGTGATAGTGCTTAACTTATTAGTAATAAAGTCAGCAGAGGTATCTTTGTATGTATAGTTACCTGTTAGGCCACCAGTAATTCCGTATGGGCTAGTAGTAGCAAATACTGCTGTAGAGCTGATCTGACGTAGGGCTGTTCCCATACCTGTCCATGCTACCATTGCAATACCATCTAAACCAAACTGAATGTCTGCTTGGTTCAAGCAGCAGTTGTCGATAACGTAGGTAATTGTGTCAACTACCATAATCATACCAAACTTAACAAGTTGGTTCTTATTACTTAGAGAAGTTGTAACTTCTGCGTATGTAGTACCTTGCTCATTCCAGGCTGTACGACGTAAGATTACATTATCATAATCTGCAGCTGTTGTGCTTGGTGATGCTGGATTTGTTACCCATTGACCTGTCCAGCTAGTACCGGCGGTAACTCCAGTAATCTTGATAGCTGTGTTGTGATCAGCTGTTACGTGACCAGTCATCATGACTACTTCACCAACTACTAGGTCACCTGTAGCGCCTGTAACTGTTAGTGTACCACTTGTATATGCTACAGCTGTAGGTGTTGTTAAAGTTGCTGTATAATCAACTGCAATTTTATTTGCGGCATCAGTAGCTACAGAACCTAGTAGAGAGTTCCATAATACGGACTCTTCACATTTTACAGTAGTTGCTTTTTGTGGTCTAATATAGGTGGAGAATGAAAAATCTGCCTGTCCTAGACTTGTATTGAAAGAGCGCTGACCACGAGTAGGTGTAGAACCTGCTTCAGAAATCGTGATTGTGTCTGCGTTTGAAGTTTGACCAAATGTAAATCCATCTAGAACTTGTAGTTCAAATGTATTTGCAGTAGTAAAGCCTGAAGCGGCTACTACGCCTGTGCTTGCATTTACGTTAGTAGTGTAAAATACTCTACTATTTCTTACTAGATTAAATGTTGCTGCCATTATCTAATTCCTTTAATTTTGTGCATCCTGCGGACACATTACTAGATATTTATCTGTGATTGGTGCGTTAGGATACGATTTGTTAATAGCCCTGTGGCTACTTATACATACATAACTTGATAACGTACTTGTATGTTAATTTCTCCAACAGCATAAGGTTTTAAAAGCCCCTCATCTGTTGTTATAGATACTACCAAAATTTCAGTAGTTATCAGATCTTTTGTGGCGTCATATACTAGATTCTTATTACTCTCTAGTAGTTTCTCAATATCTTCTAGCAACTGTTCAAGTTGTAGTTGAGCGTCTTCTCCACGGGTATAAACCTTAATGCTTACATTCATTAAGCCCCAAGCAAAGTGAGAAAGTTCGTATTGACGAATCTCAGTGCCAGGACTCATATAGACACAAGGGAAATCATTTACTTCATCCCAAAATTTTAATTTGGGATAGGCATTACCATATACATTTGATGGATAAGTAATACCATTTAGTTGCTCTTGCATTTTTTCAGCAATAGCGGTTACAATAGATGTTCTACGAGTCATAATGCTTGTGCCCTCAACTTATTATCTACCTTAGTTGCTACAATTTCTCTAATTGACTTAGAGATAAGCAATTTTGGATCTCTTGATCTTGGGCTACCCTGTCTAAACCCGGGTTCAAAAGTTTGATATGGATTTTTCATATAGGTATAAAAAGCAGTTATCAAACCTTGTCTACTTTTTGAAAGTGTTTCCACTTTAGCAGATTCCGCAAACCTTCCTGTGCGGTAATTTAAAATACTACGCTCTGTACCTCCACCCATATTGGCTGAAATTACGCTTTGTAAATTCTCATTAATATATGCCTGTAAAGAAGTCATTGAGGGCATACGTTGTAGTTTGCCTGATACAGTAGTACTAGTTACTTGCTTTGTACCAGAAACTTTATTCTGTTTTTTAGCTTCTTTTTGTACTTGCTTAAGTGCTTTACCTGCTTGCTTAAGCATTTTATTTAATTCAACTACGTCTTTGTCTTTACTAGTTTTTGATACTGTCTGTGTTACTTTTGTAGTAACTTCCTCTAAAGTTTTTCCAGTTTTAATTATATTTGCTATATTCTTGCCGATGGAGGCTTTTAAGGAAGGTGAGCCTTTAGTATTTATTAAAGTACTAGCTAATTGATTTAAAGCTCTAGCATCTCCCGCAATCATATCAGCTAAATCTTTGCTATCTGGCATACTGCGTAATTCAGCGGCTTTTGCTAAAACTACTTCAGTTAAAGGTTTTAAACTAATTACTAATTTTTTGAAACCTTCAGTTAATTCAGCATCTCTACTTATATTCTGAGAAGATATTGTTTTTATTAAATCATTTAAACTTTTACCTGCTGTGGCAAGTAAATCACCAGCAGCCTTATTATCTTTACTATACTGTAATTCAATTTCTAGGTGAGGTTTATTACCAAGAACTGTTTTTGTTGCACTTGCAAATATATGTTCTTTATCTACAATATTACTGGTTAAGTAATCGGCGTCTAATATTACTTTAACTATACGTTCTAAAGTTTGTTCAGATTTTTTATCTACGCCTTCGCCCAAATCTAAGTAGAAATCTCTATAACTTTCACCTGTATCAAAAAAATCTAAAAATAAGGCTTCTTTTAAACGTAAGGTAAAAACACCTGCTAAGTGTCCTGATTGTATATTAACTTCAATATGTTTATATACTTTTTTCTCTAACTCAGAATCTAAACCAAAGTTACCTAATTGTAAATCTATAAATAATAAAAACTGTTCTCGTAATGTTGCTTGTGGTACAGAATCTAGTCTAAATTCTCCGGGATTTCTCTCTATTAGACTTTGTATATATACAGTATTTTTTAAATAATTAATAAATCCTGCAACAGAAATACTTTTTAAAAATTTATTTGTAGCATTACGTAGTACAGTATCTTCAATATCTCTTACTAAGTCTTGCTTTAACTTATTAATAGACCCTTCACTAAACTCTGCTGAAGCTCCGCGCATTTTAGCTTCGTATTTTTTACGAAATTTTTCTGAATCTACTAACTTTGTATATTCGCCTCTTTCAGTTCTATTTTTTAAACCTGAAAACTTACTAAAAATTCGGTCTCTAAGAGTTTGGCTGAATTCCGCTACTGACATATTAATTTACCGTTAAGGCGTATTGATCAAAAATACGCTGAATTGATGCTGGTAGCTTACTATTCATTATATATTCTATCTGGCGATTATTTCCACCAGGGGCTGAAGTAGAGTGAACTGCACCCTCATGTCGCATATAGTACTGAATAAACTCTAATACTCCTAGCTTTAATCCTTCTGGGCATCCATCATTTCCGGCTGTATAAGTCATTCTATATCCTGCTGGTCTAGCCTGAAATACAGAATTATAAACACATTTTACTACTTGCTCTTTTTGTACATAAATCCAATCTACGTACTGAGTTAAGTCTGCATATGTTTTGCCATAGTCGGTAGAGTATTGTACAGAAGCAATTGATGCTACTGGTCCGCTAGATGGTACAAGTACTGCGTTACCGCCTTCAAAGATCTCTGTAACACTTGCCTGAGAATCCAATAATGGATTTCTACAAAAAATTCTTACAGCATCTGATATTTTTGGAATTAAGAAGTCAATTAAAGTATCTTGCGTAGTACTAGATATACCTGCATAAGCTTTATATTCTGCTTTGGTTACTAGATTGGCCATACTATTTCCTTTTGTCTTTTACATATCCTGACTAGCAAGATATGTAAAAGACAGGACCGAAGTCCTGTCTTGCTTAAAAATTAAGCTACGTAACGAAGTGCTTTAACACCAACGCTGCTTGTAATTTGTGTCATACCGACACGCATAGAAGCAACCATTACACGGGCTTGTTCAGCTGCTAACTCTTGTGTGTCAATGCGTAGACCGCGTTGAGCACCAACTAAGAAGTTAGGAACATAAACTGCGTAAGCAGCAATGTTTGTTAAGGCTGTGACAGCACCAGTGGCACGTGAAGCTAGTTCACCTGTGGCGATAACTGGGGAACCAGCAATCATACCAACTTGACCAGTGATAACAGTAGCTAGAGGACCAACTTTTTCCATTGTCATGAATGTTGTGTCTTCCATTAAGTCATAGTATGTATCGTTATTAACGATATATGCTACATCAGCTGGATCGATACCGTAGTTACCTAGTTGAGCACGTAGACCACGTAGTTTAGCAATGCTTACTGCACCGTTAGCTACTGTCTGTAGAAGTGCTGCGTTAGTACCAGAAGTACCAGCACGGTTAGATAAACCGCTGATAGGTACTGTGGAAGCATCACCTGTTAGTAAGGCACCGTCAATTGCTTTAGCGCAACGACGAACCATAGCATCACGAATCATAGGTAGAAGAATTAGTAAAGAATCTTCTTCTTCTTCGTAACCAACATACTCTTTTGTTGCTACTTTGTAGGCATTTAGAGTAACTTCGTTTAACTTGTGAGCAACTGCTGAACCGCCAGCACCTGTCTCTAGTGTAGTACCGCCGCTGAATGTTGTAACCCA